CCCACATCTTACTGCTTTCATCCTTGATTAACTCTCCATTCCTTTCTTCATATACACACCATTTTACAGATGATGTAGTAGCAGCAATTTTATCTACTATTGGCTTTAAATCTGGGCTTCTTGAGTACCCTTGATTAATAAACTCAGTAAAGTTTGCTGTTGGATTATCCTTATCAAAGCCAAAGAATTCATTCCAATTTATCTTCCTATTGGTATCTGTTTGGAAGAATTGTATTGCTTTCTGTATTAGATTCATTGCACTAATTTACAAATTTATTTGAATATTCTTTTAGGCTTGTTAACTTGTTCAGCACATCCAGTAATACAATCTTGCGCATCATCATGATTATTTGTTCCTTCCCTTTTATAATTCTTCATTGAAGCGTAAAACTCACCCCACATATTTCCCCATCCTTCTGGATAAAATACATTCTCTTCAATCCAATAACTATTTGACCATATACGAGATTTCTTGTTTTTAGTTTGCGTAAATGTCTTAATAACCGTAAAATTATTGGTTAAAAGCCTTTTTACATTCCTTGCAAAGCCTCTTCCTCCATTATTTGCTTCTATCTTTGCTCTCAAAATACCATCCTTTTCAAGCATTTTAGCAACTGCTGGCTCAGTATATTCCATAGATTTCTTGGTATATAGCACATCTAAGATGTAAATTTGATCATTATTAATAAGATAATTGATACTACAAAGGTAATCTGATCCAGTATCTGCTGTATCTGTATAGTTAAATCTTTGTCCTTCTGGTAATTCTGAATAGGTTTTAAAGTCTTTATACATCCTTCCAACCTCATCAACTGGCTCTTGCATATAGTTAGCACCAAAGATAGCTGGAGATGTTTTACTCTTCTTATCAGCATAATCTTCATAGCTTAATAACTCTGGGCATAGCATCTCACCATCCTTATAGGCTTCCATCTTTAAGATGTGCCATCTATCTGCTTCAGTTTCTAATATCCTTCCACATAAGTCTTTAGTATTCCATCTGGTCATGTTAATGATCTGAATACTACCTTGCTCTAATCTTGATAAGAATGTATCTGTATAGAATTTCCAATGCTCTTCTAATATCCTATCATTAAATGCCTCTTTATCATTCTTAATTGGATCATCAATAATACCAATGTTACAACCAATACCAGTAATTGTACCACCCATACCAGTACCAAGATAGTTGAAATGTTGGCCTTCTAAACTCCACATAGAATTGGATGAATCACCATACTTGATATTGACATTAGGAAAGACATCATTCATCCCTATCTTCTTAAACTCCAGATTCTCAGTATCAATTGTATCCCTTACACCTTTAGAGAATCTTCCAGCTAATGATGAATTATAGGGTACAGCAATCACTCTATTGCTTTGGCTTTTACCTAATACCCATGCAGCAAAGTTAATTAAACTAAATGATTTGCCATGTCTTGGAGGCATATTAACCATTACCCTCTTGATAGGATTGCCATCTGCATCCTTTACTTTGCCTTCATAAATTGCTTGTAATGTATCTGATAAAGTCTTTAGATGTGCTTTATCATCTGTAAAGAAATCTGGATAAAGAGCCTTCTGGAAATGCCAAAAGGATTTCTGTGCTGCTGTTATCTTAGCGTATCTCCTTATCTCTTTATTTGTCATCTATCTTAATGATCTTAGAATCCTCATTAGCTTCTCCCATAGATGTTTCTACCCATATATTATACTCTGTACATTCAGATTTAAAAAGGGAGATTTCAGTATTCTCCCCTTCCTTCCATACCCTCCAGTATTCAAATATTCTGGTCTGCTTATTACCATCATAATCCAAAAACTCAATCTCATAAGTTCCAGAATCAATTAGGTATTGATATATAATCTCTAAGTTCATCATCCAACAAACGAAAGATACTCATAATTTTCTATACTTAATAAGTCTTGATTGATGATTGATTCTGATCCATCATCCTTTCTAATCACTTGGAAGATCTTTGATTTAAAAGGATTAGTTTCATCCTTAGTAAATCTGCACATTATGTTCAAATCATCCCAGCTAACTGGCTTTAGTGTATTGGCTTTCTGCTTTGCATCATCCATGCTATCAGCATATACAACCATTCCTTTCATAATACCTCTTACTCCATTGCTAAATACTATCCATTGTTCCATAAGTCCTATTGTTTTTGTTTAATATAATCGGTCTAACTGATAAACCAATTTTTTGATATTAATATTAAGATGGTAAGCATCTGTACCTTTTACTTTCTCATCTTGACCTAAATCGTAAATTAAATGATATAGATTTTTATTTAATAAATCTAATCTTGCCTCAATCTCAGCAATTTTATCTGTTGCCTCGTATTTAAACTGCTCGAAAGTTAAAGCATACATAGGAGTATTAAATCCATCGTAATTAAAACCCTTAGCTTTAAGGTATTTTTTATATCCAACTTTTGTTGGTTTAAATTGAGAAGGTAAAATAGATGCAGACATAATAAAAAAATTAAAAAGTTAAAAAATAGTGTTTTACTTGTCCTTTAATGAATCAAATATATAACAAGTAAACGAGAATAACTAATAAAAGTTACTAAAAAACTAAAATTTCTTTCTTATTTGTAAAATTATGATTGCTAAATAGACAGAGAATGGTCTATGATAATACTCTTTTCCTTTAAGTATTGCCATCATTAAAGCTGGTTTATTAGTAGTAATAGCATTAATCAATATCTTCAGATGTATCATCATCATTCAATTTTGATAATTTCTCCAGCTGTTCTAAAGTAAGCCCTTCAAATGGATTAGTAAATGATCCACCATTGTTGGTTATATCTTTAGTTTCTATGTATCCTCTCTTTCTACCCTTTGTTTTTAAGTAGAAGATTGTGGATGTTGGAATCTTATCTTTTATCTGCTCATGCAAGGATGATTCAGCAAAATCCAATGCAACATTATCGATATCATCAATGGCCTTCTTAAAGTCTGCATCAGTATTGTAATACTCATAGTAAGTAGTTCTGGATATACCAACTTTCTTACATGCTTGAGTAACTATACCTAAGCATTTTTCCATTGCATCAATTAGCTGCTTTTTATATTGTCCAGATGTGTTAGCCATTTTCAATATTTACTAATACGTAATATTCCTTCAATCTGTTTAGGAATCTTTTGTAAAACTGCCTCATTTCAGCACCCAAAAATATAAATTCTTGATAGCTTTTATCAGTAAATATAGCAATAATCCCTCTATCAATCATTATTCCTTGCTCAAGTAATGCCCCATAGTAAGCCCCAATCTGTAGCTTATAATCTTCAATATACTCTAATTTCTTTGGCTTAGAGGCCGTTTTAAAGTCATTGATGTATGTAATACCATTTCTAACCAGTATAGCATCATAACGGCCCTCATAGCAGTATTTTTCAGATACTACTTGCTGTTCTGTGCTTTTGATAGTGTAAGGCTCTAAGAAGTCATCCAAGAGGGGATTATTAGATTGGTTTTGATCTGCGTATAATTGTACATTTTCATCTAATAATCTACCTCTCTTGAATGCTTCTTGTATAATCCTATCAGCTTCAGCCTCACCGACTGATGCTCTCCAAGATTCTAAGCCTTTCTTATCTTTAGTTTTACCTAATATTTTAGTCACCGATGGGTACATCTACAATTGAATCTTTTTCTTCTTGTGTTAATACTTCTAATAAATAACCGTATCTAACTGGCTCATACTCATTAACTGGCATACAAAGCTGATCCTCATAAACATAAGCTGATTCAACTGATGCCCAGCAATCAGCAGAGTAATGAAATCCATCCACTCCAATTTTAGTAAGCATATGTAGATGAATCCTTTCTTGTAATGCATTGAATCCAACTGTATCTTCTTGTGTAAATAATATTGCTTTCATATTAGTAATTTGGAAATGAATACTTAGTGTTTAACCAATCAGAAATAGTAGCAACATCAGTAGCAGAATGTGCAACTCCACTATACCATAAAAAACTACCATAATACATATAAGCGTTAGTATTTCTAAACATACTTACTATGTCTACATCCCAACCGATTGTGTAATCTCTTATTGCCTCATAAGCACCATTAACATATAATTTATGTTCACCGTTTGTTGTAACATTTCTATCTAAAGTTAAAGCTATTACCTTTAAATCTGTATTATCAGTATATGTCCAAGGAGAACTACTTCCTTGATTATCTCTA